TATAACATGTCATATAATGAAGACGTCGACTTAAGAAGAAATGCTTCAGGATGTTTTGACCCTACTGCTTATGAAGCTATTAAAAACGTTGATAATGAGTGTGTAGAAAAAGAGAAATTCAATAAATTATTACATACAATTTTCTATATTTGCAATCTTGCTGGGTTTAAAATCCAAGGTCGCATTGTGTTAATTAATGAAGCGACAGGAAGAGTATGGAAATAATTTAATTATAAATTTATTGACATATTATTGTAAAACTGTATAATAGTTAATATGTTATTGAAAGGAGAAAACATGGATATATCAGAAAGTTTGATTGTTAGCGTTAGCTTTTCGGCCGAAGATTCTGGTGTTTTAATTGTCGGAAAACAAAAGGATGGTAAGGTTGACGTCATAAACGCTTTTCAAGGAAAAGAAGCTTGGGATTTGTATAAAAAAATAACCACTGTTAAACTAGAGGAGAACGACAAATGATTCAGCACTGGGTCTTCTTACGGAGAAGAAACTATTAAAATAGATGTGGAAAAAATTTAATAATTGAAAGGAGAAAAATATGAGTAAAAGCGGAAAACGAAGTACAATAGGAATTCTTTTTGATTTTATTCTGACGCTTTGTACAGGTGGTTTATGGCTCATCTGGATATTAATCAGATATTTAAGAAACAATAGTTAATGAATATAGGGTGTAAATTTTAACTTGCTTTTTGCTCTCAATGAGACGAATTGCGGGTTATTTTTATACCCTTTCTTATCTTAAAACACTTTGAACTTTATAAGATGAACTAATTTCACACCCACTTTTATTTTTATAGATTTGGTTTTGGTCAATATTTTTAAAGTTTACTACTATTTAATAAAAATTTATAAGTGTGTACGAACGATAATGATAAAAACAATGGTCATTTGCCCACTCTATGCCCACTTTTAAAAATGGATTTGGCCACGAAAAACCCAGTGTTTGTAAGGTTTGTAGGAATTTTGCCCACTTACCCACTTTTTCTTTTATTTAATTGTGATAAAAAAATAAGAATATAATATAAGTACAAATAAAAAAGTGGTTTTTGACCACAACCATAGAAATATGTTCCAATTTATTAACATTTGTGTTATACTAATATTAAATAATTAAAAATTGTGGAGGATAAAAAATGAAAAGAACAATGTTATCGCTTATTCTTGTCTTTACTTTTATAATATTGACTGGATGTAGTAATGAATCAGATGGTAAAATACACATGCCCTCATCTTCGGATGATTATAAAGGTTTAAATTATAAGGAAGTTACAAGTGAATTACAAGAATCTGGATTCACTAACATTAAAACCGAAGTGTTAGATGATTTGGTAACTGGTTGGCTTACTAAAGATGGAGAAGTAGAAAAAGTTGATGTTAATGGAGACACAACTTTTAGTACTGACTCTAAATATCAAAAGGATATTAAAATAGTAGTTATATATCACACATTTCCTGAAGAAACAACAGCAACAAGTGTTAAAACCGATTCTTCTCAAAAAACATCTAAAAAACAAAATAACAAAACTCTTACAATAAAAAATAATGAAGAACTCTCAGCGGTTTTATTAACCAAAAATGAATTTGATCCAATTATTAAAAAATTCGCAGAAAAATATTCTATGCGAACTATTGAATTTGATGGGTATATCTCTAATGTGACACCTTATAAAGATTACGATACAAGATTTGATGTATTGATGTATGTTGGTGATTATCGTACTGAAAATTTTTATGGTCCTAATATTAAGATGGAAAACGTTGGCATTACTGAGTATCCTGATGTCCAAGAAAGCACAAATCAAAATGTCCATATAGTAGCGGAAGTATGGGATTATGATGAAAACCAGGGTCTTTTAATGCTTACTCCAATAGCTATCAAAACAAGATGAGTTTTATTCTAAATTAATAATTTTATATTTTAAGTCTGTGCCGAATTTGGCATGGGCTTTTATTTTTGTATTTTTTGTTTCGCGAAAAAAACATACCCTTTTATGAAGAGAGAATAAAAAAGCCATTTTTAATATGGACATTCTCTTTTAAGTTTTATTAAATTACGAAAGGAGGTCCAAAAATGTTAGAAAACAAATTCAAAACAAAATTGATTAATGAACTTAAAGAAATATTTCCAGGCTGTATCATTATACACACCGACCCAAATGAAATTCAAGGTATTCCCGATTTGATAATACTATACGAAGATAAATGGGCCGCCTTGGAAGGTAAAAAAAGTGAAAACGCGTCATGCCAACCAAATCAACCATATTATGTTGATCGAATGAACAATATGTCATTCGCAGCTTTTATTTATCCAGAAAACAAAGAGGAGATTATATATGAACTTCAACAGACATTCTGCTCTTGAGGGGCAACTTGCTTTCCTTAGCGCTAGTAAATACCATTGGATTAATTATAACGAATCTAAAGTTGTTGAATCATACTCTAAATGCTTGGCTGCTCAAAAAGGAACAATACTTCATGAATTTGCTGCACAATGTATTAGGTTAGGACAGAAATTACCTAAATCACAAAAGACATTAAATATGTACGTAAATGACGCAATTGGTTTTAAAATGATTCCAGAACAAGTTTTATTTTATTCTGAAAATTGTTTTGGTACACCGGACACAATATCGTTTCGAGATCGGTTACTAAGAATTCATGACTATAAATCTGGTGTAATACCAGCACACATGGAGCAGTTAGAAATTTATACTGCTCTTTTTTGTTTGGAGTATAAGATTAAACCTGCTGATATAGATATAGAACTTCGGCTTTATCAAAATGATGAGAGATTATATCATAATCCTACGGCTGAAGACATTGTTCCAATTATGGATAAAATTATAACATTTGATAAATTAATTAATAAAATCAAAGAACAGGAGGACTAATTCATGAATCCCATTGCCGAAGAAATTTTAATGCATGTCGGAATGCCTAAGCGTTCTGGTAGATATCCTTGGGGTTCTGGCGATAGCCCTTATCAACATAGCGGAGATTTTCTTAGTCGTATTGAGATATATAAGAAACAAGGCCATGGAGAAACAAAAATAGCTGAAGAAATGGGACTTACTACAACACAACTTAGAACACAAATGAGCCTAGCAAAAGATGAACGAAGATCCCTTCAAGTAGCAACAGCTAGAGGATTGAGAAAAAAAGGACATAGTCTTAATGAAATTGCCGATAAAATGGGGTCATCTGTAAGATCGTTACTTAATGAAAACTCTGAAGCCCGTATGAATCAGGCAAAAAAGACGTCTGACTTTCTTAAAAAACAAATCAAAGAAAAAGGAATGCTCGATGTTGGTACTGGAGTAGAGCGAGAATTAGGTGTATCTAAAGAAAAACTGAATCAAGCGCTATACATACTTGAAATGGAAGGATATCCGATTTATGGTGGTGGTGTTCCTCAAATTACAAATCCCGGTAAACAGACAAATATCAAGGTTCTATGCCCTCCCGGAACTGAACATAAAGATATCTATAATTTTGAAAATGTTCATGCTGTTTCAGATTACGTATCTCACGATGGCGGAGAAACTTTTGATAAATTTGTTTATCCTAAAAGTATGGATTCTAGTAGGCTTAAAATTCGCTATGCAGAAGACGGAGGGATTCAAAAAGACGGAGTAGTTGAGATTAGAAGAGGCGTCGATGATCTATCTTTAGGTGACTCTCATTATGCTCAGGTTCGAATTCTTGTTGATGGAAAAAAATACGTTAAAGGAATGGCTATACATTCAGATGACTTGCCCGATGGAGTTGATGTATTATTTAACACTAACAAAAAGAAAGATACTCCAAAAGAAGATGTTTTAAAGACTATTAAAGATGACCCAGATAATCCGTTTGGTTCGTTGATTAAAGCTGGAGGACAGAGTTATTATATTGATAAAAATGGAGAAAGGCAGCTTTCATTAATCAATAAAAGAGCTGAAGAAGGTGACTGGGGTGAATGGAGTGATCATTTACCATCGCAGTTTCTATCTAAGCAAAGTATGACTTTAATTAAAAAACAATTGGGATTATCATCTATTGATAAGACTGCTGAGTTTGATGAAATTTGTTCATTAACCAATCCAACCGTAAAAAAAGCAATGCTTAAAAGTTTTTCTGATGATTGTGATTCGGCAGCAGTACACTTACAAGCAGCAGCTTTACCAAGACAGAAATATCAGGTAATCTTACCTATTACTTCTATAAAAGATACCGAAGTTTATGCTCCTAATTACAAAAATGGAGAACAAGTTGCTTTAATTAGATACCCTCATGGCGGAACATTTGAAATTCCAGTTCTTACAGTTAATAATAAGCAATCTGAAGCTAAACGAATTCTAGGTAATTCTAAAGATGCTGTTGGCATTAATAGTAAGGTTGCAGAAAGATTATCTGGAGCTGACTTTGATGGTGATACTGTAATGGTTATCCCTACTGGTGGTAAAGTTAAAATCACATCCACTCCCCCTTTAAAAGGTCTTGAGGGGTTTGATCCAAAATTAGAGTATTCCTATCATGAAGGAATGAAGGTAATGAAAAACACCCAAACCGAAATATAAACAGAGCGAGATTGACAATGGTATTGCTTCTCTTAAGAAAAAGTATCAGGGTACTATTGATGAAAGTGGTAGATATCATGAAGGAGCGGCAACATTACTATCGCGTTCGAAGTCTGAGGTATCGGTAGTTAAGCGAAAAGGAAGCCCAATCATAGATCCTGAAACTGGCGAACAAAGTTATAAGGAATCATATGAGGAGTATACTGACCGTGCAGGTAACACTAGAATTAGGACCCAGCCTAGTTCTAAGATGGGCGAGGTTAAGAATGCTTATTTATTATCATCTGGAACACCACAAGAAGAAGCATATGCAGATTATGCTAATAAGATGAAATCACTTGCCAACCAAGCACGTAAAGAGATGGTGAATACTGGTAAGGTTCCTTATTCAGCCTCTGCCAAATCTACTTATCAAGAAGAAGTAGATTCACTAAATGCTAAACTTAATGTGGCTCTTAAGAATGCACCTCGCGAAAGACAGGCACAAACCATGGCTAATGCTACAATATCTGCAAAGAAACAAGACAATCCAGATATGACTCGTGGTGAGGTTAGAAAAGCAAGTCAACAAGAATTAACTAAAGCTAGAGCCAATGTTGGTGCAAAAAAAGAGGCTATTAAGATCACAGATCGAGAATGGGAATCAATACAAGCTGGTGCTATCAGTGAGAATAAACTGACACA